TCCTTTTTTAATTTTCAGTTTTACGTTTTAAATAGTATAACCTCCTCATGCCTAGACGTCGGAAGAAAAGATATAAACACGCTGTGATAAATAAACGTAAGTATTATTTCTATACTATCCGTTGGCTCGACATCACCGGCGACGCGGGGCATAAATCTAAAGAAGAAATGGATAAACTTCCTATCTCTAAAATGATTACGCAAGCGTATGTATTTAAGAAAACAAAAAAGTTTTTAACTACGTTTAGTTCTTACGATGAGACAGATGAAGTGTTTAGTGATACTAATATATTTCCTATGGGCTGTATAATATCTATGGAAAAGATATTAGATTAGTCCTTCTTATCTTTCATTGCAGGGTGGTTAGAGTTTAGTTGTTTTAAGTTCTTTTTAAACCCTTCTATTCTCTCAATAGTTTTCTTATCTTCTTCTATATCTGCTGATATTGTTTTAGTTATAGTTTGATTGACGTACATACCGCCTGCTCGTCCCCTTAACTCTTCTGCCCTAATTGCTGATTGATATTTCTTTTCTTTTTCTGCTTTTCTACCTAATTCATTAAGCCTCGATACGTGTCCAATGTGGGTCACTTCATGTTTCTGTAATCGCTCGTGCTCCAGTTGACGCTTGTAAGCAACAACTAAAGGTGAGGTTTTTGGATTGCATAATTGAGAAGCTTCGTATCTAGCGTTATGTGGTGAGTATCCTGCCAGCTTGGCCGCCTCTGTTTGGTTCAATGGTTCACCGCTTTTAGGGTCTCCATATACTAGAAACTCCACAAACTTCTTTTGCATATCTGTTAATCTACTTATTCGTCCCATGCTTGTTAATATATTAAATATAGGGTATATTGCAAGCCATGGTAGACGGTAGACAGTTAAAGAAAGCAATAGATAAATTCATGCAATCACCGGTGTGCTTGGACGCTAGAGTACAAATTGAGCTTCCTAACGGTGAGATGTACGATTTGACGACTATGACCTTGCTTGAGAATAGGTTGCTTGGTAGCTCGGAAACTCATCGGCTTGTGCTTCGATGTGCTAAACCTAAGATTAAAATGGGTAAAATCATACGTATAGTTTAACCGTAAAATTTTACTTCTTTTTTATATTCCTTCTCGCTCATTTTACAAAGCATGACGAATATATCTAACACGCGCTCGGCTTGATGGCCGTCGTCCCCGGTTGCGATATTGACAGCCGTTCTAATACGCTTGATGATATCCAACTCGCTTAATTTTTTATTGTTTGTTTTTTTGTCTATTAGTGTTCCTGTTTTCATATTTTCCCTTCTGTTAATTATCTAATACAAACCCCGATTGGTCATTAATGGCCTTACCTTTAGCGTAAAGCCCCGCGATAACGTTTTTCGGGTCCTTAAAACGTACGTCGGACTTATCGGCGTCAATAACTTTGAAGCCTTTAAATTTTTTCGGTAGCTTCTTATTTCTGAATACGGCGCTTATGTTCCCGCCCTTCTTTAGAATATCAAAAGCCTCTTTTTTGTTGTCCTCGTTTAAGCTGTAAGTAATATGATAATTTTTTGGATATTCACCCCGGGCCCATTTTAACGCCCGCTTGTAAATCTTAGTGTAATCATAAAACCTTACATTCGGAAACATCTCAAATATTTTAAACCGCTCCCATGATACGTCGCTAGTTCCGTTTAATCTTACGGCTGGCGTGTAGCCCTCGCGCTTACACTTGTCGGCGTGTAGCCTAATTTCTTTTATTAATTGTTTTAAAAAGTTGGCGCGGTCCTTCATAAAATAAATTGTCTTATTAATTCGGCCTTGTCTTACATTGTTAAACTTGCCCCGGCCGGCGGTGAATAAACACGCGGCCTTACATCCAGCGCTGGCCATTGGGCACATATTAAAGCCGCTCTCATTGGCTGGCGCTAGGTATAAGATAGCCGTTTTAACTTTTAATTTTTGGCCCTTAATTGTTTTTGCGTTGTTGTCTATGTTTAAAAGTTTTTTTGATTTGTACATTTTCATTCTCTAATTTTTTTAATTTTCTATAAAAACCCGAGTACTCAGTTCTTAAGTTTTCACCATAACAATAAAACCATAATTTTTTTATTTGTTTAGCTGTCATAATTAATTTTAAACCCTCCTATTGCTGTTCTGTAATTGTCCTGGTCCAAATCATAATAAGTAATAGCCGGTTTACCTGCTTTAGTTTCCCAGGTCCTGCTCTTATCGTCCCATTTACCTTTACGATTAATAAATTTTTTATGCTTTGTGGCGTAATATCTAATATAAAATGTTTTGTTTTTAATCATCCTTCATCACCGTTATATTAATTGTAGTCATACCGCTGGACGGGTGCCCTATTTCCTCCCATTTAAACGGGCATTTATCCAACCAGTCGTTTAGCTTCTCGTAATTTTTTTCTAGTTCGTTCTCGTAATCTAAATCGCATATTAATTTTCTCATAATTTATTGCGGGGGCTTTCACCCCCGCCCCCTTCTATTTGTTTTCTATTTGTAGTGCTTCCTTCTTATTCCAAATAATACCCAGCGGCTTAAATATAGCCTCTAAAGTTTTTGGAAGTTCCGACGGTAAACCGGTTTCAAATACCTGGTTTATGGCGCTGGCCTTGTATAGTTCCAGCTGTTTAACCTTTTTGCCCTCGGGCGTTTTCTCGGCTTCTTTAACGGCCAAACGCTCCGCCCAGGTTCTCAGCTGTTCTCGACAGTCCTCGGGCCTTAAACCAACTGAGCTATAACGCTCTTTTCTGTTGTAAGCTTCAAAACGATAATCGGCGTCCCTCCACATCTCGGCGCTCACACCTTTAGCAAAAAAAGTTTTTGCTTTACGTTGCGCGGTTTCTAAGTTTTTAAAGGCCTTCTCTAAGTCCTTAATAACCGTATCCGCTTTTATCTTTTTGGCTAACTTACCCTCGGCGCTGGCTGTTAGTTCAGCAACAACAGATTTCCTCATGAGTTTGGCTTCCTCAATAATAGGGTCAATCTCAGCCGAAACACGCTTTTTTAAATGCTCCAACTGATATTTAGTCATATATTTATTTTTACTCATTGGCCCCCGCTTCCTGCTCTGCGCCGTTCTTTTTTGGTTCCGTGTCAGCGTTTAAATCACCATGAGCGGATGACCATAAAGAATAAGACACTTTCTTTTTGTTGTCGTTAAGAGTATCAAGCGCTAGTAGTTTTCTTATAGCGTTTGAACGGTCCTCATCATGACCCGCGACGCTGTAATTTTTACCAGCCGACCCGAAATCATCAGTTTTAATTATAAGATACATATTTCCTCCTATTGTTTTTTATATCTTTATGTTTGGGACTTTAAGGGACTTTCCCAAATAATGCAAGCTCTTTTTTTATTTTTTTATGTTGATATGTTGCCTTTAAAAATATGATTAAAAATGAGCGTGATTTGTGGAAACTTTTAAAAAAATCTAGCGCCGGTATTTTGTTCGACCGTATTGAAAATTGGGCCATTCCGGGCGTTCCGGACCTCCTCGGATATAACCAAAACAAAACATTTTTCACGTTAGAATTGAAGGCAACAAAAGGCAACAAAATCGCATTTTCCCCGCACCAGGTTTCCTGGCACCTGCGCCACGGTCCCGGCGCCTTCATCCTTGTAGCCCGGTCCGTGAACCGTGATAAAAATGCAACTGTTGCAAAAATGCAACACGTGGGGGGCTTGCGCGCGGGCGGGCCCACCCATTTTTTTTTATATGAAAGCCGGCAAATTATGGACCTTGTTGAACGTGGCTTGAAAACTAAGCCTAAGGTGGGGGGCTTGCGCATTGATGAAATAATTAAATTTTTAAATGGCCTCGGCGCGTTAGCGCCGAGGCCCTAGGTGGAAAAAACGGCCAAGCCTATTTCTAGTTAAAGACTTAGACTCAATTGGAGGTCTCCTCCATCGTCGTTCTACACTTGACCCCAGGTCCATTGCTAGTTTACTAGTTTGCGTGCACTAAGCTCAGAGCTCTACCTTCTTCAGCTTAACCATTGGCAATGGACCAGGGCTCAAGGGGTCAGTTATTATCAAGGCTCATGACCCAGGAGCCAAAACTTTAAATGTTATCCAGCAATATACAAAGCGCTATAATAACAACGCCCGCCGTGAATAGCATTAACGATACTCCGATTGCTATCGACATTATTTTTTCCTCCACTTCTCATCTTGATTGAAACGATTATTAAACTTAATCGCTTCATCCGTTCCCCGTATCCCGTTGTATGCTACAACTATAAATGCTCCTATTCCTCCAAGTATTATAAGCTGTAGTTCAATCGGTGCTTCTAAAAAGATTTCAATCATCAGTCCCAAAAATTCCCTTCTACCCACCTATAAGTATTTTCGGGTTCTCCTTCCTCGGGACCAAACCATGCCCCCTGCTCTATAGGAAGTTTTTCGTTTGCTTCTTCCATGTCTTTAAATTTGTATTCTTTGTTTTTAAAAATAAATGTTTTCATAGTTTTTTCCTCCTTCATTATCCTATAATTTAATAAATAATATGTCAAGTCCATTTTCCCTGGACCGGGGACAAAGAACCATTATGGACGCTGTTGCACAAAAGCCACTGTCAATATTGTAAATTTGCAACACCGACCAAAACGGGTTTTCCTGGGGGCTTGTGTGTGGGCGGGCCCACCCATTTATGGATCCTAGAGGGTTTCGAAATAGCATTGTAATTAAGACCCCCCACACCCCCCTATGGCGGTAGGGGTCCCAACATGTACCCTATATAGCATAATTCTCTTAATCAT